TGACGGGGGATTAGTCGTGAACAAATTGTTGTAACGACCGACGCCTTCTAAGAAGGACGTGCGAACCAGAAGCGCCACGCCTTTATTCGCAATATCTAAACCACGATGCGCAAATTCTTCTGCTTTACTGAATGGCGGATTTGTTATGATCCAGGACGCCAGAGCGCGCTCTTTCTCGACAGGATCTAGCTTTTTGAGGAAATCAACGCCACCAACACCACAGCCATAATAATTAATGTCTGTTTCATATACGGTGAGGAAATATTCTCTCAGAACCCGCGACATATGCCCGGCGCCGCAAGCGGGCTCCCAGCATGTATCTGTTGAGTAAAGATGATCATTGTTAATAAGCCACTCGCACAAAGCGCGCGTCGACCATGGTGGAGTCGGAAAAAAGTCCAACTCATCTTTAGAGTCATACCGCTTGGCCATAACAGCGTATGGAGTTGAGGCGACTGTCATTGTTCGACCTCGGGAATTTGCGGCTTTGGATCCTTGCCATCGACGTAAATGGCATTGTCCTCATGCGCGACACGTATCCGATAGGTCACTGTTTGATCAGACTCAGATGAGCTGATCACCTCACCAGGAACAAGCTCAGGAATATAAATGTGATGCTCACAACCGCGCTTTTGCTCGGCGTAAGAAAGCATACGGTCCTCGCGACTGCACACCCATGTCTTTCCATCAACAATGCCTGCAAAAACGCAGGTTCGACAATGAACACGCGCCCAATCGTCGTAGCGGCAAACTTTCTCATGCTTACACCAGCGACAGAGAAAAGATTCTTGTTTTGGCGGCGGCTCATTGGCATGCGCAATACGATCCGCCTTTTCGATAATCTTTGTGGCGACCTCGGGATTATATTTCACCCGCTCTGCTTCAATCTCATCCGTATTTTTGTTATGGACGATATAAAGCGCGCGCTCCAATTTCAGGCCATGCATATAAATTTGCATCTGCATGAAATGGACAGGCTTAGATGCCTCTACGCCTTTAGTGCGAAAATCATTAAATGACTTATCGTTGGCGGTCTTACATTCGAGAAGATGTATCGTCTTTTCCGCGCACGGAACTCCGACAATCTGTCCATCGGTGGATCCTTGAATGATCCCGCCCAAAAAACTAACGGTCCACTGCTTGCCAGTATTCGGATCGCGACTTGATACATTGCATCCTATCGCACGAAGATCCTCTATAATGCGCAACTCTTCGCGGTGGCCCGTTTGAAATAAACGCTCTTGCCGCCCATCGTGCCTTTTAAGAGGAGAAACCCAGCGCAAACCATACCAAAGCGAACGCTCGCACTCATTTCCAATCGAGGAACAGCGCAAGTTTTCATCGTCAACTGGTGTTTGCAACGCCTGATAGTGCTGCTCAATACGCTCAGCAACGGGAGATTTTGTTTTATCGAGTCCTGCCATGACAAAGTTCCGGCGTTCTCGGAATCAAATGATTCCAAAGCTAAAAAAATCCTATGAGGAATTGAGCGGCGCGAACGCCGCTCAGTTTTTAAGGATTATTTACGCATCCAGGGTTGTGCCGCCTGAGGCTTAGGCGCCGCCGCTTTCACCGGTGCAGTATTTGCAACCTGCGCGCCGTAAGGAAGAAATCCCTTTACGGTGTTTCTAGGCTCAAATTGACCGCTTTTATCGTGTTCGATAACAACCTTTGCGATAACTGGGATGCCATGAAGATCCTCAGTATTATCGATCGGACCGATACCTGCCGCCGAAATAAGAGACGCGATAACCTGCTGTCCAATACGCTGTGCGGTCTCGTTCTGATGACGAACCATAATGTTCGCCCAGACTCGACGCCCTTCAAAATCACCCTCAACAACTTTTAGCGTGAGTTTCATTTGACGGCCCAAACCCGTTTTGGTATCGACAACGTCGGACTCGATAATTTCGACCACATAACTTCCGGCGGGAAGCGGTTCAAAATTATCGGGTGCTGGGAGCGTATCAAGAGATAACGTTTCGCCAATGTGTGCCATTTGTAGTGTATCCTATTGGTTTGCGTGTGTCGGAAAATATGGAGCAAGGGCCTCGAACCCCTTACCCTTTTCGAACTTAATCTTGGCTGGCATTGAGTAGCGATTTTTAGCTACAAATGCCGGCCGACCCTCCGTAAGGATGAAAGTTGTGCTTCCACCTTCGGCAATCGCTCTACTCTGATTAAAACCGACGTCCTCCTTTCGGGTTGAAATGGACTTTTTCATTAAGAAAATGCAGTCCATGTCGCGCTCGACGGCGCCCACGCTACGAGAATGTAAGTCGATTTCGTAGCGGTGATAGCTCGACGACTCTGGGTCGTCGAAGCGTTCGATTGAGCTGTGTGCGATAAGGATGACAGCCATCCCGCGATCGCGGCGCAGCGCATTAATTCCATCGATGAGTTCTTGCCAAACGCGCTGGGCCAGGACGTAACCTTTGCCGTAGCCGAAGCCCTCGATCGACGATTGCTTATTGCCCTTGTCGTCGCCTCGGGCGCACGTTTCTGCAAAAATTAAACGCTCTAGTTCAGTGATGCTATCAATCACGAGCGTCTGGAAATTGTGCTCCTCAGTATAAAGAGCGCCAACGGCTTCCATAACCTCAGAAAATTTTTCCAGCTTTCCAAAAGAGTTGAGTGTGACGCCGCCAGGCGTGCCATCTTCGATCTGCAAAAAGATAGGCTCAGGAAATTCAGACGCGAGCGTAGTCTTGCCAATACCTGGATCTCCGTAGATCAGAATCCGAGGAGGCAGCGATACGCTTACCTTTAAGACGTCCTTTAAAGTTAAAGCCATTAGTTAAAATCCTTTTTAAACCAGCTTAAACACGGTTTCGGCGCCCCACTTCGCCATCAATGCAGCCTCAGCGCGCCCTTCATCTTTCCTGCGGGAGAACCGCTCGGCGCTTTCAGGCCAAAGATTGATCGCGCGGCGGCGCGACTCCTCTTTGTCAGAAGAAAGACTGAAATATTTTTTCCACTTTGTAGGCGTGACGAAATGCAGAGGTATGTTGAGCGCCTGCACGACCCCAACGGCGACGCCGAAGGCCATGCCAAACGAAAACATACTAGCCACGCCCTGCCCGGGGCGACTCGAGACAAGCTCAATGACGCAGGCGTCAGGACTCATCTGATTTAAGCGCGAAGCAAGCTCGACCCCATTTACGCGGTGATCGACCACAGGCATATCTTGCACCGACACAACATGTGTGTGTGATGAAAAGTAGAACGCTATGGCGCCCGACTTGCCTGGATCTATCGCCGCTATACAGATTGAGTCCTTCATAAAACCCTTCCATTTATTGATATCGAAGGGCGGAACACGAAATACTAAAGTTTCCGCCCTTCGATTTGCACGCACATGCCGTCACGCGAGTTTGTGCATATTCCCGTTAGTCAGTTATCAAATTGACCTCCGAGAAATCCGGTGCGCCATTGCACCGAATTGGTCTTCCGCAACGTCATGCGTAAATACAGCGCCAAATCGGGTGGCATTTTCAAGTGGTGTTTAGTGCAAGCCTGTTGAAAGACAGAGTTGTTAGACTTTTCCACGATTTGACGATCTGTTGAAAACGCACTTGATTTTTGTTGCGAATTGAAATTCGCCGATTCCCAAAAGAGCCCGACGCCGAAGCGCCGGGCAGTTGGGGAGGAAAGCAACGCTATGCGTCGCACGCAGAAGCACCTCCTCTGCGCTCGGTAGGCGCATCGTTAAGACGACGAGCCAATTCAGTTGAATGCGCAAGAAGATCGTCACGAACGATCTCCTCATACGAAATATCTCTCATGCTGATGCCGGCGCGGACATAAGCAACAACGCGCGCGCCTATATTATTAATGTCGCGGATCTCTTTGAGAGCTTCGATCATTAGATCGAGAAGAGGAGCGCCCTTGTTCATTGGACATCCCTCTTTGGTCTCAGCGGATAAAAATCGTTTGGCTGAACATTGCCCTTGGTCAACTCATAAATTTTAACCATGACTTCCGCGTTTGGTAACCTGTCGCCATTCAAGTAACGAGTGACCGCAGGCTCCGTAACCCCCAGTTTCCAGGCCACAAAGGAGCGGGCCCAGTCGTTTCGTTTCATGTAATCAGCGAGTCTCATGACAAATAGAATTAACGATATGGTATTCATCGTCAAGATATTATTGCCAAATTCAGAATATTTTTATAAAAACTAGTTGACTTCATGCCACGTTGTTATACCATATTGGTATGATTACCCTTAAAGAACGCATCAAAAACAAGGGATTAAACAATCCCAAACTTGCAAAACAAATAGGCTGCAAGCCTGTTGAAATATGGCGTCTAGCCAATTGGCCAGATAAAGGGGGGCGGAAAATGACCCCCGAATGGGCCGCTAAACTCGCTAAGCATCTTGATTGCCGGCCCTCAGAGTTGCTGTTCAGCGATGGCGATGGGCCAGGCGTTCATCCTAGCGAAAGAGTCTCTCCGCAAAACGCAATAGAAATTCGCGGGACCGTTGCGCGCAACAAATGGTTTATTCTTAAAGATGAAAAGCCAGAAGAAAACTCGGCAATCCCTCAGATAGGAGGGAAGTATGGAGGTTTTCCTCAATACGCCTTTAGAAATGGCAATTTAATTAAGGGCTATGAAGCAATATTATTAAATAACTTTGATATATGTGTTGATTATGGAATGGTTAGAAAGAGTCCATTGTCTTTTGACACTGTAATTGTCGAAGCTACGAAAGGCGAATTTACAGAGCGCACGATCCGCGGAATCGCGATGACAAAAACTGGGGAGTTTAAGCTGACGCATATGTTCCCCGATCTAGGAACACTTGGTGATGAGCCTGAGATACCCCCGGGCCAAACTGAGTTTTTTTACGACGATAAACATATCAAAATCGTCGGACTAGTGATCGCGTCGCTTAATTTCTTTGAATAATGCTACCGGATGGTTGACTAATCGTTCCATCTTGGTAATATTTCCCTGGTAATTCGGGGGCGCGAATGTCGAACAAGTTCCATAACCACTCCATTGAGGATCTAGCGGACGAGTTTGGCTCAGTAAAGCAGCAGGTCGAAGCTTTAGAGATTAGGGAAAAAGAGCTTGCGAATGAACTTAAAGCTCGCATCGACGATGTTCCCGCCATAGGGCGCCGCTGGACCGTGAAGAAGTCGGTCGCAAAGGGCCGCGCAATTCTCGACGTTGACGCGATACGCAAGTTGTTGGGTGAAGAAATTAAGAAATACGAAAAAGTGGGTCAGCCATCTGCCCGCTTGCTCGTTAAGCCGACAATGATTTTGGGCGAGTCGGCTGCCGAATGAATAAACCGTTTTACTCAGACAAAGAGTTAGCGAAATTATTCGGGCTCAGCTTCGAGCAATGGACCGCCGCGTCTGTTGTTCTCGAACGAAAGGGGTTTCCTAAAAAGGATCCTCAGTTCAACAACCAACGATACTGGCGCGGGATCCAGGCTTTTCTAGATCGTCGATCTGGAGTCCTGGAAGTAACGCCAGAAGAACAGGAAAGCGAAAATGCTATACGCTGGAATAGAAATAGCGGGGTTGGTTCAAAGAGCCTCAAAAGACGGGACGACGCGCCTGTATTGGAGAGCTCCGAGGCCGGCCATCGCACTACGCTACGAGCCGTCATTAATAAGAATTGAAGAAACGGACCCAAAAGAAGTTGCGGCAGTTTGTGCTCAGTTGCAGGCAGAGGCTCTGGAATGGATCGCAACACAAACTGGCGCCGTAATACAGATTAAAAAAGAACCCACATGGTCTGATCTTGCGCGCGCATATGTTCTGAACGCTGACAGTCCATACCACAGTGTTAAATTTAATACGCGCAAGACTTATCGTTTCGATCTCGACGCACTCGATGGGTTGATCGGACATGTCAAACTTAGCGCGATGAATCTTGCTTTCTTCAAAAAGCTATATGACGGGATCCGACACAACGGGGACGGTAAGGATCACGTTACCCAGGCGCATCGATCGATTTCAATGATGAGACGCATGATCAGCTACGGCATTGCATCCGAGCTTAAAGGATGTTCTCGCTTGTCTGAGATCCTTCACAACACGCGCTTCGAACAGCCAACCAGACGTGGCGTCGCCATGACGCGCAAGCACGTCGAGACGTTCGTCAGGAAGGCCGTGGAGCTCGGGCGCCCTTCCCTGGCGATCTCTACCGCCCTGCAATTTGAAACGTCCCTACGCCAGCGCGACTGCATCGGCGAGTGGATCCCG